TCATTTATCCGACTTTTGTATGAGTTTTCCGGAAAACGTGTCCAAAATGTGTCCAAAAAGTTGGCTGTCCAAACGCTCTCTCACCGTGTCTAAATCATCATCAAAAAGATCCGCATACACGTCCAACGTCATCGACGCAGAAGCATGTCCCAGCTGACGCTGAACAACCTTCACATTCGCACCACTTGCCACCATCAACGATGCTGCCGTGTGGCGCAAGTCATGAATCGTCATACGCGGAACACGAGCCGCATCACACGCCTTCGCAAACCACGAACCGCCTGTGCGCGCTTTAGGATGCTTCAGATAACCACCCCGCTGATTCTCAAAGAGGAGAGCATTGCCAGGCTTATCTAAATCCAGCACTTTATCTAGCGCCGAAGGATACATCACCGTGCGAATCTCATGCGTCTTCGGCGTACCCACCACAATTTGCGAACCGACCTGAGTTGCTGATTTATACACATCGATGCGATGCTTATCCGGGTGCACATCCTTCACCTTCAACCCGATAGCCTCACCCCAACGCAAACCCGTTAAACCCAGCAACAACACCAACGGCTTATACACTCCAGAAGCCTCTGCCACAGCGAGCAGCTGTTCCATGGTGAGATATTCGTGTTTCGTCTTGCGTGGCTTTCTGGGCAGTTCTATGCCCCTTGCAGGGTTAAATGCGAGCTTATGTGCCTTCACGCCATCGTCGAGTAGGCTGGCGAGTACTCCATGGGCGCGGAGTACGACGCTTGGGCTTTTCTTTTTGCCGTCGAATTCGCCGTTGCTGATGCTGAGTACCCAAGCCTGCACTGCAGGCTGGTTGATTTTAGTGAGAGGTACGCCCGCCTAAACGGGGCGCACATACTTTTCCCAGGCTTGCTCAAGATCATCCAAGTAGCTGGGCTTGATACTCATCTTTTTGCGCGCAATCCACGAATCATACAGCGTGGAAACGGTCACGTTCACATTACTGGTATCGACAAACGTGCCAGCGGCTTTAGCCTGGGTAACATGCTGCGCCTCCCAGAGCACTGCGTCCCTACGCAGCTTAAACCCGCGTCGTCGTGTGCGCTTCCCGTCCGGTTTAATGTAGCGCACAGAATACATCGTGCGCCCCTCAGTATTCTTGTATGGTTCCACGCTCATGGTGTTATCCTTAGCAGTGAAGGTATCTACTTTGGCTCGATATCTTTATAGAGGGATGATGGCGTGCCAGGATATCTTTCTAGCTCCTTTTCCTGGCACGTCATTACTTTATTTTGTGTCTTTTCTTGGCCGCCCTCCACCAGCACCTTGACCGGGCATATGAGCGCGCCAATAGTCGATCGTTTCTGGCAACCACCCTCGCGTAGAGCCAATAGTTGCATCAGGCTCAGGGAGTTTATACTGAGCGGCATTCTTCACGCCAATACGCTCAGAAACTTCTTTCACGCTCAAAAAATGCTGTGTCATTCTTCACCTCGACATATCCAGCTGGTAGCCGCCCATAGTCAGCAGTAGTAAACCAATGAGAAATGGGGTAGAAGCATGGAACAAGAGAGCGAGCAGCAGGCAACTTGCCCCCGTGTATCCGTTAATTGAAAAATTGTTGGGCTGCTGTTTCTTGTTGCTTTTGATTCTCAAGGCTATTTGGATACTCAGGCACAGGAGGAGAATGATACCTGCTGTGAGAGCGTAAATGTTTGCCGTGGTCATTGTATTTCCTTTCTTGTCGTGAGACTATGAAAAGGAAGGGTTCTGAATAGTCCAGATATCAGAACCCTTTGTTTTTATTTCTTCTTACTGTCGTGGTACTTGATGATTTCAAGTATTGCGAGTATGAGTGCCGGTGTTGTGTTGATTATCGCTATGATAATCGTTGCCCATTGTTGATTCATGGGATCTCCTTTCGACTCTTTAAGTATATCACACATACATATGTATAACAACTATATACAAAGGAAAACGCCCAACAAAGCACACAAATCTCAACAATTCACGCAGCTAAAGCAGCAGAAGCAAAATCAGACAAACGCGAAAATGGAATCACCTTAATACCATACGCACCAAACGCGGAGAGAGGTCCCTCAGGTAAAGCAGCTGAACGATCATCACCAATCACCAACAGCTGCGCCCCCTTACGCTCAGGAGCCTGCACAATATCATTCCACCCCCACATGATCTGCTGGAAGGCAGTCTTCGTAAAAGCATTCGGCGCCTGACAAAACCGTGTAGGCTGATCAGCACTCCTCTGAAAAACAAAATCAAAATGCTGCTCAAACCGAGACTTCCCCCGCACAGAAACACTCGGCGTATAATACACATGCAAACGATCCAACTCGGCAGCTACATCATCTGCAAAATACGCAGAAACTCGCTTAGAAGAAACCTCCAACAACGAATTAACCCGAATCAACGCCTGAACAAACCGATTCAAGCCATCAGCACGAGCAGCATAACTACTCTCTAAAGTAATTTCACCGGTCTCTTCTAAGCGTGCTCCAAACTGGCGCAATATCATGTCAAATCGTTCATGGCGAGTAGGCGTGAGCACAAACCCATACTGACTGAACAAAGCCAGTGTAAAACCATCATCACTATAAACAACAATATTCTGCGTCTCTTTAGCGTAGAACACTAGATCATCGTTAGCTTGGTCAAGAAAGGGCAAAGAAATCTCAACCCACTCACCAAATCGCTTTGCCTGAGAGTTGCGAGCAATCCACTGAGCATAATCTGTAATCAACCGGGGGAAATCATTATCGCGAGCCACCGCCACATTCGCGCTCATAACAGTCCTCCCTGAAATTGAGGTTTCTCCACCACGTGAAATCTCTCTAACAATGCTACAGTCGAATCAATAAAATCGTCACTTGACAAGCTAGCCTCTACGGCGTACCTGTCTTCATATTCTTCGCTGTATATATGCCAATGCGTACCACTTACACGGGTATGATCAGGGTTATTGTGTGGGCTCCCATTCACACACAAGCGAAGCAGTAACACACCATTCACTGTGATACGCGCAGAAATAGAATGTCGATGAGGATTCTTGCGACCCTGATATAAAGCAACCGTGTAATGATGCTCAGAATGTGAAGATTTCACATGGAACTCTTTATTCTGCTCTCCAGCAGCTGGCATTGCCACCAAAGATTCGACAGAACGCTTCACCTCATGAATGAGGGAGCGCGCCTCTTCTTCTGTCAACTTCACTCTACTCATAGCTGCCTAGCCTTTTCTTGCTTATTCCGCCCAGTCTTGCTCCATATGCAGTAACCCCACCTCATTGAGATACTTACGGAAAGCGGAAACCACCCACGGCATCACGCCCAACTCTTGCGCCAACCACCACGCATTATCATTCACCCGCTCCAACGCCGCAAACCGATCAACATTAATCAACAGGCGAGCAGCTTCTTCATCAGCGCGCGCCTCTTGCGCTTTGGACGGGAGTTTATCGCCGTGGTAGGCGTGGGAAGCCTCATGCGCGAGCACACACTCCCTCTGAATATCGTTAAGCCGGTTACTCAGGTGGATTGTCTCATCGGCAGGCTCATAGTAGCCTTCAATGCCTGCGGGTAGCTCATCGTCAACGATTCCACTGCAATAGCGCAGCGTAAACCGCTCAACCTCACTCATACAGCCCCCATCATTTAGTGCAGTCCCTTAAAGAATGATTTAATAATGCTCTTCAAGAACTTATGAGAGCTCTTTTTCTTCTTCACAGTTTCATTGTGCGCAGCTTTACCCATCTGCATAAGCTGAATACCAGAAGGGCTGCTTGGCTCGCGAACTGTACTTCTACTAGAGCTAACAAATGCTCGAGATGTACCATACCGCTTTGCGCTATCTACGGCATTCTGCACGGCCAATGTAGCCCGGCAGTCAGAAAGAGAATCATGAGCGTTATAAACAAAATGGCACTCTTTCGCAGCCTGCTGAAGCTTGTAATACTCTTTACCATGAAACAGCTGCCCATACTCGCGCATCGTATCGCGAACCTTACGCGTATCAAGCAACAAATCCAAATCCGCCAAAAAGCTCAAATCAAACGGGGCATTATAAATCACAACCTCTTGAGCCTGGTTCAAAATAGCCTGAATCTTCTCTACATCCTGATAAACAGAAGGCTTATCCTTCACCATCGCCTTAGTAATATGATTAATCCGAGCAGCAGCAGCCCACGAATCAACATGCTCTGGCTTGTAATAATTATTGAGCAGCATATTCCCATCGCCGTCGATGATAGAGATTTGGAGAATCTCATCCAACCCCGGGTTCAAGCCTGTGGTTTCGGTGTCAAGAACGATTCTTTTAATCGGATGAGAATAATCTTGGAGAGGGCGTAGATCGGGGAGAAAGTCAGCCGTGTATTCAGAATAACTGGGATTTTTATACAGTTTCACGTTCATAATCGGCAAGTCTTTGATCTTAGCCATACGCGCATATGCGCTACGCTGCGGCGCAGCAACCTCAAAGACAAGCTGGTTATTTTTATCGAAGAGACCGTAGTGGGCTTTCTTCTTACCTGACTGTTCGATACTGCGAATATGGCAGTCGGGGAAAGAGGAGAGCTTCTGTTCTAAAACTTTAGGGTTGATCAGTTCTTCACGAACGTAAATGCGTACTTCACCATTAATCTCTTTAATAATCCGATCATTATAATTCATCCCAGCACCTCTTTGTACATTTCATCTCATGGTAGGTCGTTGTACATTTCTTGCTCGCGCTCAATATCGCCGCGCTTAGCAACGAGAGTGAAGCGTTCCGGGTGAGCACGAATCTCAGCCGCCTGTTCAGCAGCATGCAACGCCATCTTCTCAATCCGAGCAGCATGATCGCGCAACTCCTGAATATCCTTCTGCTCCACTTCGTTGTGCTGCTTTGGCGCGATATCATGCTTATCTTCAATCGCGCGTAATTCTTCAGCAGGGTCTGTACCGAAGAAACTGCAGATCGTAATGAATTCTTCTAACGTAGGAGTTCCGTGCTGGCCGTTAAGCAAATCACGGAAGCGTGAGTAGGAGAGGCCCATTTCGTTTGCCAATTTAGGCATGGGCTGATTGCCACCCTGCTCTCGCAGTTTTATGAAAAGCTGCTGAACAGACTTATCTACTGCCGACCATGTTCTTCCTCTAACTGCCATATACATATCATACGTGTTTAATATGCGACACGCCGAGTCGAGTTCTAGACTTGACGTGTTGAACATTCGACATATGATAGAGGCATGCACAGCGAATATTCAACACTAACAGCAAAGAAGGCAATAAGTCTCCTACGTGCAGCTGCTGTTGAGAAAGGATCAAGCTTCAACAAACAAGCGAAGATTCTAGGCATAGGAAACCATGCGATTTCTGCGAGATACACCAATGGGGATATGCGAGTCAGTGAATTCTTCACACTTGCTAATGCCTTTGGTCAACGAGCATCAGACATCGTTAAACAAGCAGAAATCATCACCGAGCAGCAGAAAGCGAATATTAAACAAGGAAGTAAAAATGAGTAGCGGACTACAGAGATTTGATTTTCATAATCAGCAAGTACGAGTCTTTGCTGATGGCCAGGGCGAACCTTGGTTTGTAGCTAAGGACGTATGCGACGTTCTCGACCTGAGCAATACTACAGTTGCATTGCAAAATTTAGACACTGATGAAGTGACTAAGTTTAACTTAGGCGGTCAGCACGGTGAAACAAATACCGTTTCTGAGGCCGGCTTGTACAAGTTGATCATGCGTTCTCGTAAAGAGAATGCCAAGCCGTTCCAGCGTTGGGTTACGCATGAGGTTCTTCCTACGATTCGCAAGCATGGTGCTTACATGAGCGAGAAGACGATTGAGCAGGCGTTAACGAGCCCTGACTTTCTCATCAAGCTTGCTACACAGTTGAAGGGCGAGAAGGAAGCACGCAAACAAGCCGAAGCCCAATTGGAACAGGCGAAACCGAAACTGCTGTTCGCTGACGCGGTGGAAACCTCGAATAAGAGCATTCTTGTTGGGGTGTTGGCCACGATTCTTCGTGCTAACGGTGTGCAGATTGGTCAGAAGCGCTTGTTTCAAGCTTTACGTGAGAATGGTTTCCTGTGCTCTACTGGCAGTCGTTATAACCTGCCTACTCAAAAGCGCGTGGAACTCGGCCTCTTCGAAGTGAAAGAAACTACTGTGGTTCACGCGGACGGGCACAAGACTATTAACCTCACGCCAAAGGTAACGGGTAAAGGCCAAGTGTACTTCGTGAACTACTTCCTCAAGAAGCCTGTTGAAGGACGGTGAGTGATGGCTGTGGTTTACGTGCTGGTTTTCATTTTTGCTATTGCTTTGGCCACGTATATGGGCGTGACCTTCTACTTCGAACTGAAGCAACCAAAGCATAAACAGCGTGAAGAGGAGGCCCCACATGGTGAGCATCATGCTTGAAATCCTCTTGTACATGGGCTTGCTGCTCTTGTACGTGGGAATTCTCACCGGCATCTACTTCCTCGTCATGTTGATTGTTGATGACGTGGGAGAGCGTAAGCACCCGTATTACAAGGAAAGGAGAGAATAATGCCACGGCTTGAAAGCTTTGAAGACTTGTGGGACGTGCATGAGACGGCAGCCTATCTGCACATTTCCCGCAGTGCGCTTTACCACTGGAATTACCAGGGTATTGGCCCGCGTCCCATTCACATGCCCAATAAGCGCGTCTACTACAAGCGGGACGAGGTCAAGCATTTCCTCGCGGCCATGATTAAGGCACCACGATGAGCGTAGAAGAACGCTTACGCGCGTTGGAGTTGGAAATGCGCGCAATCGGCATCAGCCTCAACAGGATCGAAAACCGGGTAAACCATCTCACAGTTGAAAGGAATCAAAAATGAGTATGTTTTCTGAATTCGCTAATGAAGTAGTTTCTACCATGAAGGTGGAGCATGATTACATTCACGAGCTTGCCAAGAAGGTTAAGCTGCTGGAGGCTCGGGTGGAGCAGTTGGAGGGGAAGGAATGAAACACCCAACCCTCGCTCTGATTACGGCTACTAGCGTGCTCGCTGTATTATGCTTGGCTTTCTGGTGGCCGTATGCTATCGCTCTTGTTGCCTGGCATAGTATCAGCCCGGTGCGTGGCATCTGCTGGCTAGTGAGCCTTGTTTACTTGGGCATCTTGTGTTTTGCTCCCATCGAGGTTGATGGTACGCGGTTAAGCAATCTCTTCTAAATTTTCCCCATTTTTAGTCAGAATCTAAGGATAAGTATGTCTTCATTCGCAGAATATGACGTTCATTCGCCCTACCACTCGCTGAATCACTCGGCGATGGTGAGCGCGAAAGTTAAAGCTCTTGATAAGTATGGGCTTGCCGCGAACAGTTACGCGCTCAACTTGTTTACTCGCATTGCCTCCCAGCATCACCAGTTTGATGATGTGGTGAGTGCTATGGATATCGCCCAACAGGTATCGCTCATGATCCAGAATGACCCGGATGCGGCAAAGCAGGGAATGCTCCCCATGCGCGCAGAACACCATAAGCAGACGAGCTTAAGCTACGTGCAACTTGGCAGGGTTATCCAACCACACATGGTGGGTTACGGTGCCTTCTGGGTGAGCTTGAACACCGCGCTCAATCGTAATAGTTGCGTTCTATGGCGCAGCTTCGACACCACATCGAAACATCAGCATCAGCAGTGGCTGGAGGCGCGTAAGAGGGGGATTGGCGGCTCGGATGCTTCCAGCGTAGCAGGGGTGAACCCGTGGACGAGCGCTTACCAGTTGTGGCTGGAAAAGACTGACCCGCAGCCGCACGAACTGGAAGAATCGTGGAACTTGTATTTCGGCCACCAAGCTGAGCCGATTATTCGCGAATGGTTTGCCAAGCAAAACCCGAAAACCGTCGTACTGGATGGTACGGGCTACATGTTCAGGCAAAAGCATGAGGAGTGGATGCTGGCAGACTTCGACGGGTTTATTAAGGAGCCAGAACAACCGTGGCGAATCTTGGAGATCAAAACATCACGCTCGTGGGCTGACTGGCACGACGATGACGGTAACCGGACGATTCCCGTGCAGTATATGGCGCAAGCGGATCATTATCTGGCCGTCACCGGGTTTGACCAGGTTGTGTTCGTCGTGATGATTAACGGGTATGAGCCGCATGTGTTGCGCTGGGAGCGCGACTCAGAGCGTATTACCCGGTTGATTGATGCGGAGCGGGATTTCTGGAAGAACCATGTGCAAAAAGGCGTGAGCCCGCACCCTGAAACATTGGACGATTTCACACTCAAGTATCCACAGGCGAGGAAGCGGAAGACCGTGCCGGTAGCGGATGATACTGATGCGTTTGACCAGCTCGCATCCCAGTTTGAAACCGTCAGTCAGCAGATTAGGGATTTGGAAAAGCAGCGTGCCGAGATCAACACCAGTCTGGCATTGCAGTTGGAGGATAACGCCAAGCTCAACGGGCAACGTTACCAGGTGAGTTTGGGCATGCGCGCCGGGAAGCGGGCCAAAACCGTCACCGTCAAGAAACTCGAGGAGGAGCAATGAGCGACACCACTAGCGAGCAGAAGAGAGCGCAAACGCCGGAAGAGATAGAAGCACGCCCGGTAGGCATCTACCAGAAGATTTACGCAGTACAGCGCTTCATGAACCGCGTACCAAAAAACGGCAACAGCCCGCACAGCCGTTATGCGACCATCACTGCCACGATTGACGCGCTCTTCCCACTACTCCACAAGTATGAGCTGGTGTGCACGAGCGAATCTCACGTGAGCCTTCAAGACAACCACGTCATGTATACGTTCACCACACGCATCACCGACATCATAACGGGAGAGAACGTGGGCAGCACTCACCTGTTTGATGCGACCCAGCTGGCGAAATCGAGGGATGCGGGAGATTACGCGCAAAGGGTGGGCGCGCTCGAAACCTACTACAGGCGTTACAGCTTGTACTCGATTTTCAACATGATCACGTACGACGCGGACGGCCAGCCGTCGAATAAGCGCGAACAAACCGTGAAACCAACGAACTACATGCAACAGTAAAGGAGTAAACAAATGCCACAAATCACCATGACCATCAACGGGAACCTCACCAAAGATCCTGAGTTGCGCAACTTGCCCTCAGGCCAGAGTGTGTGCGACTTCACCATTGCCCACACTGACCGCAGGTTCAACCGTCAAAACAATCAGTGGGAGGACGGGCAAACCACCTTCATCAACTGCTCAGCGTGGGGCAGCCTCGGCCAAAACATCCAACAGAGCCTTGGCAAAGGCATGGCGGCCATTGTCATTGGCAAGTTCGAGCAGCAGGATTACACCGACCAGCAGGGCAATAAGCGCCGCTCCTACAGGCTCATCGCCGATCTTGTAGGCGTTGACCTCGCACACGCTACCGCCCAGGTGATGAAGAACAACGGTAGCGCACCACAGCAAGGATTCCAACCACAACAGCAGCAGTCGCTCGTACAACAGCGCGCTCAAGCCTACGCCCCACAACCGGCCTTCCAGCCGCAACCGCAGGAAGACCCATGGGCAGGCCGCCTCAACTAAGGAAGGAACATCATCATGCAAATCTTCCTCATCGTCATCCTCAGCCTCATTACGCTTACCAATCTCGCCCTCTACGGTTTAATCGACAGCCAGCTCAAACACATCCATCATCATTTGCAAGAGCTGAGTGAGGCCACCGGTTATATGGCGTGGGCTCAAGGTGCGGGAAACCCGAGCGTATGGCAACAGTATGTGGCTCAAACAAGCCCTCAGATGCCAGATATGGGCGGAGGCGCACATGAGAGCTGATGAACTCGTTACTCGCGAGGATCTCCAGGTTATCACCTCTCGCCAGGAGGCATATACGGAGAAAATGCGCATGCGTGCTGATGAACTCGAGAATCAAATCGCCACACTAGATAAGCGGATCAACGCGAACGAGCTTGTTACTCGTGAACTCGCGCATCGCATCGACGCAGTGCTGGTGGCAATCTCCAAACTCACCGAGCTTCAAGACATGAGGAAATATTTTGCGAAACGCTGGACCGCGACAGACGAGCATGAGCTCGTTGACGCGGAATACCGGCAGATTATTAACTCGCACAGCAAAATCCATTACTCCAAAGCTAAGAAGAAGGAGCAAGCATGAACCTGTTAACCACACGCCACTATCTCAAACAGGCGAAAGCCATCATCGTACGCGAACTCATCGCAAGCGACCAACTCTCCACCGAGAGCCACATTGATGATGCTCTCGTGCTACGCACCGACCAACTCGAGCAGATCGCACAGCGCATCCTCGACCAGCTCATGGCAGAACCTCCAGCAGAGCAGAAGCCCGCCGATATCAACGCATGGAGCGTGGAAGATGAGTAAGGCCAAGCAAAAGGGAACCGCCTTCGAAACAGCAGTAGTGCGATATATGCAACGGTGGTATCCAGATGTCGAGCGGCGCGCACTCCAAGGTGAGAACGATAAAGGCGATATCGCAGGTTTAGAAATCCAAGGCTACCCCGTTGTTGTCGAATGCAAAAACACAAAACAGCTTGACATTAGCGGACACATGAAAGAAGCCATACGAGAAGCACAAAATGCACACGCCGCATTCACTGTACTTATCCAGCACGCTCCCCGAATCGGGTTCGACAAAGACGAGAACACCGGCCAGCAGTGGGCAATCATGCCACTCCACGACTTTATGGAGCTGTTCTGGCTTGCAGAGGGGAACGGCTACGAACCAATTAACTCCACATACGGAGAATAGACACTAGGAAAGAACACGATGGCAGAGACTAACAGTAAGAAAATAATCGCTTGGGGCCACATATATGCGGCCACTAGCCTGATGAACAGTGCTTGGGAGATGATCTCCAAGGCATTCTGGAAATCCTATAGCTGTGGCGATCCAATTGGAGTCAGCGACCGCCTGAGAAAACTCATGAATGATGCCGAGGAACTAGGCATAGAAATGCAACTCGACACGGAGCAATTATTCCGAAACTCACTGGACGACGAGCAACCCACTACAGCTGAGTAAACGAAAAAAGGAAGAAAAACGATGAAAGAGCAAGAACGCTACGGATACGTCAAGCTCAGCAACGCATTCTGGCGCAACGGCAAAACAATGACCCTCCTGAGAGTCAACCCGCTCGCCATCGCCTACTACACGCTGCTGCTCGCTTATTGTTCGGATAATCTCACGGATGGGGTGATTCCTGATATTGCTATTCGTGGCGTTTTTGCGATTCCTGATGAGGTGATGGATCTGTTGGTTGAGGTTCATTTGGTGGATAAGTTGGGGGAGTCGTTCAGGATTCATGATTATTTGAAGTGGAATCTGAGTGGGTCGGAGATTGAGCAGGAGAGAGCTGTTCGCCGGGAGCAGGCGCGGAAGCGTAAGCAGAAGCAGAGGGATAAGGAGGCTGCTGAATCTGATAAAAGTGATGAAAGTGTGAGTGTCACGCCCATGTCACGCTCTAGTCACGCCTCTGTCACGCAGCGTCACGCGCAACTAAGAACTAAGAACTTAGAACTAAGAACTAATATTCCTTCTTTCCCTAAACCCCTTCCTTCACAAGTCCCACTCGACCAGTACGAACCACCAGAAGACCTGAAAAAAGAAATGATGCAAGAGTGCAAAATTAGTGCAGCAGCCTTCGCTCTTCTCGAGGAAGGTTTTAGAGGCTGGTGGAGTGAACAAGACGAGCAGGAAAAGACCAGAGGGCAGTGGGATCGCTTACTCAAAGGCTGGATACGAAAAAGCAAAAATCGGCCAGAATACCAAGTCCACAAACACACCTGGGCCTGCTCTCACACGCTCCATGCTCTCGGCGTTACCTCCACCGCAGAGTTGAACGCTCAATTCGAAGAACCAACCAGAGGCAATCAGCTAGCCCAACAAGTAGCCACTTATCTCAACAGGGGAGAAAGCGAAGATGAAGCAGTAACCCGCGCTCAAGAACAAATGTTCGACTAAAATAAGACCTTGAACAGTCAATACCAGGAACAAACCACGCAAAGGACAACGATGGACAGCCTCGAAAAACCAATCCATGACCACCTCATAACCATTGCCACACTCTTGAAGCCTGCATGGCTCATCTGCTACCATTTAGCCCACCAGCCCGGCAGCCAGCTGCTCGCCGCGCATTCTGGTGGCGTGCATGATGGATTACCGTTGAATGCAGGGTTATGGGATCAGTTGGAGGAAGTAGAGTCTCTGGTGCGTTTGGCGGGCTATGCGACGGGTGTGAAGAGTGCGGCTTATGCTCGTGTACCTGATTTAGCCCGGCTGGTGTCAAGCCGAGCCGAGCAGCTGGCCTCTATGGCGGATTGTAGGGAGTGGGAGCGCGATTTGGCTACTGCTGCTCGAGTCGTTGCAGGGGCCTGTGTGGAGAATCGCGTGGATAGGCAGCAGTGGTATGCGGTGCGGGTGGCCTGGCAGCCCGAGCAGGTGGCTACGCTAGTAACGCAGTTGACGGGCAATCCGGTGAGTAGTTCGATGGTGCGCAATTTGAAGAGGCGCGGGCATATTAGTGTGAGCGAGGGCAAAGCCTGTTTAGGTGATGTAGTTACTGCCTTAGAGCATCACGGGCGCCAATAATTTTTAGAAATTGGGTGGGCGAAATCGTTGACATTCCACCGTCCCCGTATAAAATATAAAGTAAGGACAAGTATCAGAGAGCAACCTCTGGCACCTGTCCTTTTTTGTATGTTCTCACCCATGTGCACCACTACCATCATGGCAGTTGAATATGTCCTCCTGCACGGCGATCTGGAATACCGGTATGTGCACTTCACGGTTAAAGCCCGGCTTTCGTCCTTTCACCGGGCATAAACAGAACATACAAGCGCCCTAACAACAACACGAGGGCGCATAAGGTGAGGTTCCTCAGAAGGCACGCTATTGCAGTAGCGCGGGCAAGTGCAACTCCTGCCAACCTACTGGTGCAGATAGGGCTATACACAATGGCATATAATCCACGCTCCACTAACAGGCACAAACGCGAACAACTACGCGCCAGACTCCAAGCCATCTACCACACCTGCCCCATCTGCGGCCAACCACTCGACACCACACTTCGCACACCACACCCCATGAGCGTAGAAATCGACGAAATCATACCCATCGCCAAAGGCGGCAACCCCTACCAACTAACCAACCTCGAACTCGTCCACCGCCACTGCAACAGACTCAAAAGCACACACACACTCGAATGGGCACAACAACAAACACACAAAACACAACACACAAACACAAAAACACTGCCCTATACAACAACAAACCTCTAAAAAAATACACATATGGGGGTATACCCTCCAGCCGGCCACCCAGTGCCACCTCGGGCATAGGGCTATCCCTCCCCGAAAGCAAAATCCACAAGAAAACACAAAAAGGCGCGCCCACTAAACGTGAACGCGCCCTACAGCTTACTTCTTTCGCGGCCTGCCACCGTGACCGGGACGGCCTGCATTCCACTTTTCAATCGTGGATTTACTCCAACCGCGCGTACGTCCCACCCACACATCAGGCTCAGGCAGCTTATAGCCCGACAGTGAACCGGTAGGCACTCCGAGCAGCTCGGCCACCTGAGAAAAACTTAAATAATGGTTATCCATCTCACTGCTCCTTGATTTGATACGCCCATGCGAGCAGCACAGTGAGCGTAAGAAGAGCCCACTGTGGCGCATGCATGAGAATAGCGAGAAGCAGGAAAGCAACCGCCGTATAACCAAGCCAGTGAATTGTGGCAGAGAAGGGATTCTCTTGCTTAAGAAGGTACAAAACAATGTTGCCCAGCAAAAGAATCACGAGCAGCGCTATTGCGATACTGCTGAAAAGAATGGTGTTCATGGGTGTTGTCCTTTCTTGAAAAATGATAGGGAATGATGATAATGGAAGAAAGGGGTTCTGATATTACCTCTATTCAGAACCCCGATTTATTTACTTCTTCTTTTTGCTATCTCGATACTGAATGATGTTGAGTATTAGCGCTCCGGTTCCAGGTATCGCTGTGATGATAGCTGCGATGATGGTGATCAGATTGTCTTTCATGATCATCATTCCTTTCTGTTGAACGGACTTTCCGCCAACAGTTTTATATTAACATAAATATAGTCGGTAAGCAACTATATTTAAGAGAGAAACGCCGAAAATATCAATGAAAATCGAGGGTTAACAATGACTCGAAGACGTACTAATGGAGCGCTCGCCAGCGCTGCTCAAACTGGTGACTATCACGCTCAACTCAGAGCAGTGCGCGACTTGATTAGCAGGCAACTTGACTCAGGTGAAGTCATGCCCCGTGATATGGCAGCACTGACCAAACGCTACCTTGACGTGTGCAAAGAGATCGCCGCCATTGAAGCAGAAGAGAAGAAAAGCGACCCTGCAGCAAGCGCACTCGCTACACCGATGGAAAACATCACCTAACACAAGAGAGGGGAGGAGCAATCATGAGCTTACACGTGGATGGAGCAGCCTCCTGCGTCATCCCCACCGGCGCGGTCAGCTCGTACCTTCCCTCCATTATCGAATTCGCGGCTGCTAACGGCGCGCACTTTGAAAAATGGCAGCAGCAAATCCTGCGCGCCCTCTCCGCCGTTGACGCTCAAGGCCATCTGCTGTGCCGCCAGTTTGGAGTCTCCATTCCCCGTCAGGCGGGTAAAACCTTCCTGGCTGGCTGGTACGCGCTGTGGTTCGCCTCCAAATTCCCCGATCGTGTGGTGATTTGGACAAGCCACCATTTCAGCCTGCTGGAACACACGTTCCTACAGTTAGGTGACTTGGCGGGTGCGAAAAGCATGCACACGCTCGTTGACCCTGACCACGGCATCTACCATGGCAAAGGCAACGAAGAGATCCGCTTCCGCAACGGTTCGAAAATCCTTTTCCGCGCCCGCGAGCGTAATGCTGTGCGTGGTATGGATAAGCTCGCGCTCATTATTTACGATGAGGCACAGATTCTTACCGATCGCGCTATCCGCGCTATTGCACCAACACAGTTGCGCGCGCAGGGCAACAGCATTCAAGCTCTCTTCCTCGGTACGCCGCCAACTCCCAGTGACCCGAGTGAAGTGTTCACCAAGCTGAGGGAGAGTGCGCATAAGGTGGATAATCATGCGTGGGTTGAGTTCAGTGCGGATAAAGACGCTGACCCGACAGATAGGGCGCAATGGAGGAAAGCAAACCCGAGTTTCCCCGCGCAAACCAGCGAAGCGGGCATTCTCGACTTGTATTATTCTCTTGCACCTGATGATTTCCGCCGTGAGGTTCTCGGCATATGGGATGAACACCAAGTAGGCACGGTAGCTATCAACAAAGAAAAATGGGCTGCAACCAGTATCCCGCTGGATAAGGTGCCTGACGGGGGAGTATTAAGCCTAGGAATTGACATGCCACCCGATCGGCGCACGCTCACCATCGGAGCCTGCCTCAAATACGAAGACGGCCGCTATCTCATCCAGATGGCGCGCATCAGTGACCCCGCGCATGAGGGTATCCAGCCCACGATCGAGTGGATACGCGAGCGCAAGCACAAGCTCGCCAGCATTGTGATAGACGGGCAAAGCCCCGCTATGAGTCTGCTACCGGACTTGCAGGCGGTGCATATGAAACCGATGATTACGACGACAAGCGATTTGGGGCGCGCCTGCGGGCGTGTACTCGACCTGCTCGACCAGCAGCGCATCCTCCACCTGCCTGACACTGACCAGCCGCAATTGGCGGAAGCTGTGAAGAACGCGACCACACGCAAACTGGGCAACAGTGGAGCGCTCGCGTTCAACAAGATTGGCAGTGACGCAGACATCAGCCCCTTAGTGGCCTGCACTCTCGCCCTGTGGGGCGCATCCACGAGCAAGCGCCATCCGGGGCGGAAACAAATCTTCTCAGGAGCATAAAACCATGAGTGAAACCACGAAACCAGACCACGGCTGGACACCCGTTAGTGAGCTTTCCCAACCGCAATTGCAAGTACCGGATAGCCTTCCTGGGCTGCACGCTGATGAGAACGATTTGTTACGCCGCTGCGGACAAGTCTGGGCACAACACGTATCAAAAAACCTGTTGCGCACCAGCTACTACGAGGCACACGAACCACTGCGCAGCTTCGGCCTGACCCTTCCTCAAAGGATTAGGAATGACTACACGCCGTTGGGATGGGCGCGCAAAGCCGTTGACATGCTCGCTGACTTGTGTGTGCTGGAAGGCTTTGTCGCTCCTGGCAAATCCAACCCGTTCAACTTGGAAGAAATGGCCTCAACCACCCACCTGATGGGCACAGTCCAGCGGGCTATCCAAACCGCGCTCATCCACGGGTGCAGCTTCATCACCGTCGGACGCGACAGTAATCTGCAGCCGCTCATCCGCACCGCAACAGCAGAATCCACCGCCGCCGTCTGGGATTACCAACACGACAGAGTGCAAGCCTGCCTAGCTATCAACGATTTCGATGATGAGAAGAACGCTACCGGCCTCATCCTCTACCTTCCCGGCCGCACACTCTCCTACGCGAAAGATGAGAGGGGTGACTGGCAGATTACCGGTCAAGAGCTCATTCCTAACGGATTGTGCGCCGCCTTCCGCCTCGCCTACAAGCCCTCCCAAATTAAGCCCTTTGGCCGCTCGCGCATCAGTCGTGACGCCATGGGACTCATCGACGGTGCTAATCGCATTCTGCTGCGCACGGAAGCCAACGAAGAGTTCTACGCCTACCCTAAATACCTACTGTTAGGTACAAGCCCCGAGTTCACACAGGCGGCAGATGAGAACGCCCTGCACATGTATATGGGCAGGTGGAACGCCATTAGCAAAGACGAAGACGGGGATAGACCCTCTATCGTCCAACTCTCGGCCGCGCCGATGGATCCGCATCTCAACATGCTCAAAACCTGGGCTAGCATGTTCGCCAGCCTCATGAACATTCCCGCCGCCAGTCTCGGTGTCGTCTCGGACGCCAACCCCACCAGTGCAGACGCGGTAGAAGCACAACGCAATGATCTCATCATTGAAGCTAAACACGCTTGCCGTGAATTCGGTGAAGGAATTCTCGATGCCGTGCGTCTCGCCATCATGCTCGACCCCAGCCAACAAGCCAATCTAACCGAGCTTGCCCAACTGCAACTGGACTGGGTTAACCCGAGCATGCCAGCCACCAGCATGAGCGCTGACGCCTTCAGCAAGCTCGCCACCAGCATTCAAGGCTTCGGAGACAGTGAAGTTGGCTGGGAAAAGGCAGGGCTCTCCCGCGCCGAAATCATCCGATTGCGCGCTGACCAAGAAAAAGCCCGCGCTCGCGCCATGGTTGAACAACTCAGGCTAGCAACCGCCCAAACGGGAAGCGACAACAATGCAACACGGCCAGAAGCACAACAGGGACAAGCTGCTGGATAAAGCCTACCAGCAATATTTGGATAGCTTGGACAACCTGATTGACACTGCTATCGACGAATTCAACGAGCTCATCGACCCACGATTTGACCATCAAATTCAGATGAGTCCTGAAGATGCTATGATCAGCGTTCTCAAAGAAAAAGCTGCATGGGCAGACTATATCGCCAATACCTACTACAACACCATGCGTCAAATCTGGGCAGAAGAGTCCGACCTCGACATGCCAGACATGCCAGAAATCCCCACTGTCGACTACCGGCGTACCGTCTGGAAAATCGCCCACGGCCTCAACGATACCGATTACCCCGGAATCAAATTCACAGATGTCATCAACGATAAAGCCCACGGCTACACCATGGCAGACATCTGGCAAAGAGCCATCAACAAAACACTACCCAAAACAAAACCCGGATACACCCAAGCCCAACACAACGAAGACCTCGAATCCTTCATCCACGAATTCCTCGAACAGCAGGCTCGCCTCAGCATGCGTAACAGGATTGAGGCTGACCCGAGCAAGCCACGCTGGGCGCGCATCCCACGCGGTATGAAAACATGCGCGTTCTGCTATATGCTCGCCTCACGCGGATTCGTCTATCACGATGAAGAAAAAGCTGGCGGACGCATGCACGACTATCACCCGCATTGTGACTGTCAAGTAATCCCGTCATGGGGAGAACAAACAATTCGCGGATATGACCCGGAAAAGATGCGGGAGAACTGGGATAGAGCGTATTCCGTAGCGCCCGGAGGGTATAAGCAGGCACTTGCTGTGCTGCGCAGGCTCTACCCGGATATCCTCAAAGATGGCGTGCGCAACTCTACAATGCCGCAATGGGAGGGTCAACGAGTAGCACCTCGCAAAACCGATCTTGCACGGCTCTCCAACTTCAACCTGCACATGTCAGGTGACAAATTTACTGCTCAAGAAAAAATACGAGCCCTCGTCAAATGGACGGACAAGGGTTCAAGCTGGATCAATGGTGCGCTGTTTGGTGAAAAACCATCGAATGAGGGTATCGAGAAGATTATCTCGCAGATTGATGAAGCCTTAGCTGACCATACGACGAGCAAAGCATTCACGGTGGATAGGCTGATGGATGTTCGAACCTTCGGTGCTTCTAATATCGCTGAGCTGTTCCATTTGACACCTGGACAGACATTTACTCATGCAGGTTTTATGGCAACGAGTTTAAACAGCGGAGGTGTCGAGGCTACGCCCTCTCAGAGGGTTGCTACGCGCATTCTGGTGTCACCGGGTGAGCATGCAGCGTTCCTCGAAAATATCACTCGATATCCAGGCGAAAAAGAGATACTCTTAGAGAGAGGAAGAACATTGAAATTTGTAAATCTCGGGAAATTACCAAATGGGGAATTACTGATTAATCTAGCACTCGTTCCGAGGGAGGAATGATAGGCATGGCTTCATATGAGTTTGAGCATGATTGGCCTTTGACTCCAGTAACAGATCCTGAAATAATTAGACGAACTAATGAGATTATGGGTATTCATCCTTATCCGAAAGAGAAGCAAGATTGGGTTAGCAAATACTCATACCAGCTATATCTAGAGGGAAAGCCATTTTCAACTATCAAAGTGGCAGAAGAATATGATCTGCGTAAAGCGAATGGAACACTCGACGACGTATTCAAGTAGAGAAGACGAGAATAATGCACATGGATGTTAGCCTTCTGAGGCGTATTCTCCAGCTTCTTGATGAAACCGGTGAACCTGTGGATGCCGAAGTGCTCACCAATTCACACGTGAGTCAAGAGGTAGCCGCCTATCATATTTACCTTCTCATTGATGGTGGTTTTGTTGAGGGGCGTACCACGAAGGCTAACGGTGGCGGGATAGTTTTCGCTTCCGCAGTGCGCATGACGTGGGCAGGCCAACAGTTTTACGCGAACATTCGTTCCAACAAGATCTGGGATCAAGTGAAAAACGCTCTCGCCACCATCGGTGGGAGCGCGAGCGTGCAAGTGTTGAGTTCTCTTGCCTTGCAAGCTGTGCAGCAGTCAATCCACATCTAAGATATTTAGTTTTACTAATAGTTAAGGGCGTTCAATGGTGAGCGCCCTTTTCTTATGCCCAAAACAGGGTTCAACAGTTTTACCCAACACATGGTGTTGGGGGCGTTGCTTTGTTCGCATCTTAACAAGCCAGCACTCACCCTGCCTGGTGAGGAAATAAACAAACCCACGAAGGGGAAACCATGGCCGAAAATACGGAAACCACCACACAAGAAAACACGAGTGAAACCAAGCCTGAAGTGAAAACCTTCACCCAGGAAGACGTGGATAGGATCGTGCAGGAACGCCTCGCCCGCTCGAAAAAGAGCGAGAAGAAGCAAGCCAACGAACCCACGGAACCGAGCGAACAAGCTACACAGCAGGCAAGCGAACTCGAAGCACTGAGGCAAGAAAACGCCAAACTCACCAAGCAAATCGCAGACGCAGAACACGCACAAGCCGTCAACAAAATGCACCTGCAAATTGCCACCAAGTACGGCATCAGCGACCCCAGCATTCTTGTCGGAGACAATGAAGAAGAAGCCGAAGCATTCGCCAAAAAGCTTCTCGCCGTATTCAAGCCCTATGAGAATCTCGCCACCGCCAGAAGCAAGCAGGCCACTAACCCCACGAAAAAGCTGAGCCCTCGCGAAGACTTCGAGCGCGTCATGCGAAATCTCACACAACAGTAAACAAGCAACCCTAAGGAGGGTTTATCATGGCAGATCCAACCATGGATCGTAAGAGTGAGCATTTGGAACTCACCCCAGAAACACAGGCAACTATTTGGAAGGATGCCGCTAACCAGTCTGCTTTCATGCAGTTGGCACAGAAGATTCCGCTGCCGGGCGCTGGTGTTCGCGTGCCTATCATCGTGGGCGAGCCACAGGCCGCTTGGGTGGGTGAGCGTGATGAAATCCCGAAGTCTGGTGTCACCTTCGAGAAGAAGGACATGATCCCGTACAAGATTGCGGTGATCATGCCATTCTCTAACGAGTTCAAGCGTGACTATCAGGCCTTGTACACGCAGATTAGCCAGATGGGCCCGTCTGCCATCGCCAAAGCCTTTGATCAGACCGTGATGGGCACTCTGACCAAGCCGGGTGAAGCCTTCGATACGTTGGAGAAGGCTGAGCGTGTGTCCCTTGGTACTACTTCTAAGAGCGTGTGGAACGCTTTGAACACTGCCGATGACAAGATTTCCGCTGTGAACGGTGCGCTGGATGGTTGGGCTCTTGCCCCGCAGGGTCGCTCTATCCTGCGTCAAACAACCGATAACAACGGCCGCCCACTCTTCCTCAACGGTACCGATGGTGCTGATGTGGCTACGATTCTGGGCTCTCCAACCCACATTTCTCGCGGCATTCACGTTGACGCCACCGAAACTGGCGGTGATTCCCATGATCAGCATCTGGATGAGGTTGTGGGTGTGGCTGGCGAGTTCGCCTCTGCTGCATGGGGTGCTGTTTCCGCCCTCGACCTGTCTGTGTCCGAGCAGGCAAGCTTGAAGATTGATGGTCAGCAGGTGAACTTGTGGGAGAATGACATGTTCGCCGTGCGCATCAAGATGACCGTGGGCTTCCGCATCAGGGATATTCACCGATTCGTACTGCTGACGAAGTGAGCGGCTGATGAGTGAACCGTTCGCCACGGTTGACGACCTTGAGAAACGCTGGCATGTTCTCTCACTGAGTGAGAGGGGACAGGCCAGCGTTCTTCTTGAGGACGCTTCAGCCCTCATTCGCGCACAATCACCCTGGCAAAGCTTGGACAGTGGACTCTTGCGCTCTATTGTTTGCGCGATGGTCAAGCGTGCCATGAACATGGGCGAAAGCGCGGGAGTGAGCGTCACCAGTCAAAACGTCGGTGGGGTGAGTGAGTCTTTCACTTTCGCTAACCCTAATGGTGACTTGTATTTCACCGCTCAGGAGCGCAAGCTGCTCAAGATTGGCACGCAAACCGCACGGAGCCTGCCGTTACAGGAGGGCTTGTGATGCAAGGAATCACTATCACTGTTCACTATCCTGCTCGCGTGACGCGCAATGCGTTGGGAGAGGCGGAAACCGAATACGAGGATGAGCAAGTCGCTAACGTGCTCATTCTCCCACCCACGACAACTGACCTAGCTAATTTTGAGCATGGGGAGGGCGTGGGGTTGAGCGGTATTGTCTATTTCCCGCGCACGTGGAAGTATCGCAGCCTCAAGGGCGCAACAATCGAACACCAATTCGGCGTGTTCAGCGTGATTGGTGACCCGATGCCCGCGCAAACGGGGTTGAAGCCTACACGATGGTTGGCGATGCCCGTTTACGTAAGTAGGCAGGAAGGCTAACCATGGGAAACGTTCGAATCGAATGGAACAACCCCGACTGGCGGCGATTGCGCAGAAGCCCGGCCTTAACCACAGAGCTGAATAACCAGGCTATCCGCTTGCAACAGCAGGCCAATAAGATGGCCAAACACAAGGGCACAGGCTACTTCGCTATCAATGCAAAACCTACAGAATATGGTCAAATTGCCCTGGTAACTACCGGGTATGGTAATGGTGCAGACACCCTTCAACAGGTGCGAGACAACATGATTGACCAGGCTAAGCACCACACTTTGCAAAAAGCCGTGCGAGCTATCGCGAAAGGTGGAGCATGATTAGCGCTACCGCACTGTTGATTGATGCTCTCCAGCAGGCGGGATTACAAGCAGGCGTGAGTGTTCCTGGTAATCTCCGACCACCGTATGAGTTCGTCACCGTCGAACGGGTTGGCGGAAACGTTGACCTGTACGGTAAGCGCGACACCGCCGCGATGGTGATTGAAGTGTATGAGAAGAGCATGTTGGCGGCGGAAGAAGTAGCCGCGAACATTGTTATCCCTCTCATCGTAAACCTATCCCAGAGTGTGACTGCTGTTCTCAAGACGGAGATTACCTCTCACCTGGATAATCCCATGCCAGTAGGCACTTCTGTTGTGCCTTGTTATGAAATCAACGTCCAAATCACATTGGAGGCCAATTATGGCAGAAAATAATACCGCTGAAATCGCCCTTGGTAAGGGCAACGTGCTCGGCTACGTGTTCGTAGCGCCCATGGGTACGGCTCTTCCTACGGATGCGACTACCAAGCTGGATACGAAGTACACGAACCTCGGCTATGTTTCCGAAGATGGCATCACGAATGCCACGGATACGGATACCACCGAAGTTAACGATATGAATGGTACTAAGGTGCTCTCCGTCGTTTCCTCCTATGGTGAGACATACCAGTTCGCGCTCTTGCAGACGAACGAGGACACCCTCAAGCTGCGCTATGGTAACTCTCGCGTGACCAAGCAAAACGGTAAGATTACCGTATTCCACGGTATCCCCACCGGCGATCACATGCGCTTGGTGTTTGACCTCGTGATGAACGATCAGCCAAAGCGTATTGTCGTGCCTGATGCCACGCTCTCTGAAGTTGACGATCTGCAGTACCACTCTGGTGATGCTGTTATGTACACGATGACGTTTAACGCGAACCCTTCCGCTGAGATTCAGGGCAACACGTCGGTTGACTACATCGGTACTGCTGCTGAAGAGTAAGTGAGTCGTGTGTGAGGAGGCTTTGCGGTTTTCCCTTCTCACGCCGTTGTATTCCGCGCGAGAAAACCGCCACATTTATCTTTCACTTGGAGAACCTTATGGCTGATATTGAGAAGACTTTAACAACCGACGGCAAGCGCACCATTACCATTCACGGTATGAAACTCACCGTTGATCCTGCTGTGATGGACGATATGCGCGTGATGAATTGGCTGTACACGATCCAGCATCCTGAATCCGATGATGATGATGGAGTGCTGGTCATGGTGCCTCTTATTCGCACCCTATTTGGCAAGGATTATCAGAAGATCATGGATCATCTGGCAGAAGCTGATGGTCGTATCCCGATGCAGAAGGTGGCTAACTTTCTCACTGAGTTTATGAGTAAGGTTAACCCAAACTCCTAACGCTCGTAGCAATGCTGGAACACGCGGATATACTCCAAGCGGATTTCCAGCGTTTCTACGGGCTCAACCTCGCTCTCCTCACCCACAGTTTGGATGTGATGCGGGCGGCTAATCTCGCCGCTCACCTGCCGCTTGACGCCCTGATCTGGCGCAAATTCAGTAAGCAAGCTGAATGGAGTACCGCCGAGTACCTGCTCGCCAATATTGCTGATGCCACTGCGTTTCTTGCCTGGACGAAGAGCAAAGATGCGCAACTCCACGGTGCGAAGTGGAAAGGTCAGATTAAACGCCCCGGCCAGCAAACGGAGCAAGAGAAGATGGTTACCGCGCAAGCGGTCAGCGCGGAAACTCTCGCTCGCATTTTCCATGATGATATTGAGAGGTAAATTATGGCACTTACTCTCGCACAAGCCTACGTGTCCATCGTCCCTAGCCTGAAAGGTGTAGGCTCTGCCATCAGTAAGGCGTTCAACGAAGCAGGACAACAGGTAGGCCAACAAGCAGGGCAACAGCAGGGGAAGAGCTTCTCTGCTGGGTTCAGCGCGAAAGCAGGCGCCATCATGGGTGCCGTCAGCGCCGTGGTAGGCAAGGCAGCGAGTGTCATCAGCTCATCCCTTTCCAGTGCTGTCTCCCGCGCTGACATGATGACTAACTTCCCCAAACAGATGAAGAATCTAGGTTATTCAGCCAAGGACGCAGCCGCCTCCATCCTGAAGATCAGTAAGAGCTTGGACGGCCTGCCAACTACATCTTCTGCGATGACTGGCATGGTTACGAGCCTCGCACCACTCACCAAGAATCTGGATGAAGCCACCGATATTTCTCTGGCTTTCAACAACGCCATGCTGGCTGGCGGTGCTTCAACCATGGAGCAGGAGAACGCGCTCACTCAGTACACGCAGATGTTATCTGCGGGCAAGGTGGATATGCAGGCTTGGCGTTCTGTGCAGGCGGCTATGCCTGGCCAGCTGAACCAGCTTGCAGAGGCCTTACTTGGCGCAGACCACAACGGCAACGACCTGTACGAGGCGATGAAAAAGGGAACGGTGAGCTTCGACGACTTCAACAAGGCCGTCGTTAAGCTCAACAAGGACGGTTTCGGCAAATACGCTTCCTTCGCCCAACAGGCTAAAGATGCCACTCAGGGTATTGGCACGGCCATGGAGAACGTGAAGAACCGTGTTGCCAAGGCTGTGGAGAAGGTTGTCGAAGCCGTTGGCGTGAACCAGATTGCTGGCGCAATCAACGCCTTCAGCTCCCAGTTTGGCAAAATCGGCGACGCGGCAGCCAGCATGGTAACCGCCGTGAAGAAATACCTCACCGATTTGTGGAAGAGCCTGCAGTCTTCGGATAAGCTCAAGCCATTTATCCAGGGCTTTGATGAGATTAAGAGCGCTATCCAGCGCATGCTCGGTTCCATTAATTGGCAGGCGCTCGCCCCACCAGACGCGATTATCACGCTGATTGATGGTCTTGGGGTCGTTTTCCAACGCATGGCAGGCGTTGCTGCGAAAGCCATTGATAGCATCGGCAGTATTATGCAGCATCTCTCACCTGCAATCGGTGCAGTGGCCCAAGCCTTCGCCAAAGTGCTGGAGAGCATTCTCAACATTAAAACCAGCGGCCTTGATGGCAGCATCTTGTCCAAGGGCTTTGATGCTGCCACGGCGGTGATTAACAAGACGCTTGATGTGCTGACTGGCTTGGGCAACTGGGTGGCGAACAACGCTGACGCGGTAACAGCAGGTATCACTACTATTGGTGGTGCTTTCACTGCGTTCAAAGTTGTGAAAGACGTGCAAAACACTCTCAAGAACTTTGGCCCCGAGATTATGACCGCCACTGAGTACGTGCCGCAAATCATGGCTAACTGGAAGGGCGGCTTTGCTGGTGCAGCCCAAGGCGTTGGCGAGCTCGCTAAGGTTATCCCACAATTAGGCGGATTAGCTAAAGGATTGAGCGGTCTACAAAACTTCAAGAAAGTACTGGGAGATAACAAATTCGCCCTCATTGCAGCGGGAATTGCTGCAGTAGTTGCTGGGCTCACAGTCTTCTTCACAAAGACGAAGACTGGCCAGCAGTTGTGGCAGAGATTCATGAGGGTGCTTCAGTCTGCGTGGCAAGCTGTACAACCAGTATTCCAAGCTGGTTTGCAAGTGGTGCAGAACGTGCTTCAAACCATGGGTAATGCGTTTAAAAACCTCTGGTCTGCGATTCAGCCGGTTCTCTCCACAATTGGCACGGCGATTGGAACGGCCTTTGGCAATATCGTGAATGCGATTAAACCAATCTTCCAACAGATCGGGCCTGCGATAACTAACGTATTCACCACGATTGGTAACGCGATCAAACCTTTGGTGAGTAGTATTGGGCCTGCCTTGCAGTCAGTGTTCCAAAATATTGGGAATGCGCTCAAACCAGTGGGAGATCTGCTGGGAAGCATCTTTGCACCGAATGTGGCAGCACAGGGACAAGCGTTCCAAAACCTCTTCACCGGTTTGGTCGATGTCGTCAAATCCTTGCAACCTGCATTCCAACAGCTAGCTGATACGCTGGGCACAGCATTCCAGCAGAACGGTGAAGCGTTCAAATCCTTGTTCCAGCAAATCGGCGATATCTTCACACAGCTTGGGCCTACATTTGCTGAAATCGGCAAAACGTTGGGGGATGCGTTCGCCCAGATTGGGCAGGCGCTGGCTCAAATCATGCCACAGCTGATGAAGCTAGGCAGTGAAGTCTTCACTCAGATTGCGAATGCGGTTGCTCAGGTTATTCCGCCGATTATGGATGCGTTGAAGCAGATTCTGCCGATTCTTGGCCAGATTATGCCGATTCTCATGCAGCTGGCTGGTACGGTGATTATGGCAATCGTGGGCGCTGTGCAAACCTTGCTCCCGCCGATTATGCAGATTATCTCTCAGGTTTTGCCGGTTATCGTGCAGTTGGTGGCGCAGGTTGTTCCGGTGATTGCTAGTCTGGTTCAAACTTTGGTGTCTGCGCTTGTGCCGGTAATTCAGGTGATTATGGCTGCCGTTGCGGCGATTCTGCCGGTTATCGCTACACTGGTGGCAACCATCATCAGCGCGCTCATGCCAATCATCACAGCTATCGTGAATGTGATTACCGCGCTTCTGCCGATTATCACCACGGTGATTACGGGCATCTTGCAGATTGTCCAACCGATTATCGTGATGATTAGCGGAATCATCCAAGGTGTCGTGCAAATCCTGCAAGGCGTTATCGATTTCCTCACCGGTGTTTTCACGGGCAACTGGAGCCAAGCATGGCAAGGAATTCAAGAGTACTTCAGCGGTGTGTGGAACGTCATCAAGAGCGTTTTCACGGGCATCTGGAACACGCTTGTTGCATGGTTCCAAGCCAGCCTCAACAATATCAAAGCCGTCTGGAACGCCGTCTGGAACGCTATCAGTAGCTTCTTCTCCACCATCTGGAACGGTCTGAAATCTGCTGGTAGCGCGGGAATCAACGCGATCAGTAGCGTGATCAGCAACGTTATCAACGGCATCAAGAACATCTGGAACAATACCTGGAATGCGATTGGCAACTTCTTCAAGAACATCTGGAATGGCTTGAAGAGTGCTGCCAGTGCTGGTATCAACGCTGTCATGGGCGTGGTGAACGGCATCAAGGGCAAGATTACTGGTGTGTTTAGTGCGGCTGGTTCCTGGCTTTCCAACGCTGGCCGTGCCATCATGGACGGCCTCGTCGGTGGCTTGAAGGCCGCATGGGGTAAGGTCACCGGCTTCATCGGTGGCATTGGTGACTGGATTAAGAAGCATAAAGGTCCTATCTCTTACGATAAGAAGCTTCTTATCCCTGCTGGTAATGCCATCATGAACGGCTTCACCAAAGGTTTGGAAACCACATTCCGCAAGCAAGTTCAACCGACGGTGTTGAGTTTTGCCGGTCGCATGCAAGACGCCATGGATACGCAAATTCAAGCACCAGGGTTAAGTATGGCGGTGTCTGGTTCGCCGTTGGCTTCTGCGCAGTATGCGGGCGCTGGTTCCCGCGTGACGATTACCAATTATTATCCGCAGGCTGACCCGTGGCCGTTGAAGACCGCTGACGATTCCGACCACCTGTTCAACAGATAAGAGGATTTATGAGTGGACTAGCGTATGCAATTAACGGTATCCCGCTCGAGGATGACATGACGATTGTGCAGCTCGGCTCAACTTTCTTATCTGAGTTGAGTGTGGCGCGCACGGTCGTGAGTGTGCCGAACAGGAATGGGAGTGTGCCTACGGGCGGGCTGCCTGTTTTTGATGAGCGGAAGATCACGATCAAACTGTTCAACCACGGGCATGGGTTCGAGCGTAGGCTACGCCAGTTGCTTCGCGCGTTCACGATGCCTACTCTCACGCTTTCGCGCACGGTGGATGGGGTGGGACAGCAGGCGAGCGTGCAATTAGTCTCGCTCTCTCCTGATGGTGATGAACGCTTGGGATTATTCGAATCCTACACAGTGGTGTTGGCCATGCCAGGCGTTTACTGGGAGGCGAAAAACGAACAGTCGGTGAGCCTACCGCTCACTGGTGGGGCTCTCACTGGGCTGGCGTGTGATGCGCCACTCACGGGGCTGGTTTTCCAACTGCCAGCTAAAACCACCCAGTTCACGGCTTCTGACCCAGTTAGTGGAACGGGCGTGAGCTGGCAAGGTGCAGCCAGTGACGGATTCACCTATGTGGATTCGGGCAGGCTGCAGTATTGGAAGTCCACTTCCCCTCTTGCTTTCGCCCCCGTCAAACCCTCATCTGTGGGCGTTGATTACCCGAGCGGGGGAATCCTGCAGGTCAATGCGAATGCGGAAGGCAAGTATTCGCTCACGTGCGCGCTAACCGGCGCCACAGCAGGCAATATCACAGTCAGATTCGCACAACAATGGTGGTGAACATGGGTAAGACTCTCCGTGCGAGGTTGAAAGCGTACGCGCCCAGCGGTGAGCTCTTAGGCTTGCTTCCTGAGCCGATCAGTTTTGATGCCAGTTTCGAGCACAACGATTCTGGAACGCTGAAAGTCAAGTATTCGCGCAAGGCTTTTAACGGCGGCATCTTCCAACGTTCTCTGGGAGAAGGCCTGACGATTGGCCTTGAGGTGAGTGACGGGGGAGCATGGCGCGAACCATATAACGCGCGCTTCGTGCTCGTCTCCCGTTCCCGTGACGCGCAAGACCAGTCCGATACGCTGGATTTGAATTTGATGACCTACGCATGGTTACTCAAAAAAGCTCTGCTGTTGGACACGAGCCGTTTAGAGAAGGAAGGCACGAATAAAGGTAAGCGCGCCTTCCTCTCCGCCAACCCGGGCAGCATTCTCAAAACCATGCTCACCGAGAATAAAGAGCGCGGTGGTGTGGCACAGTACATTCGCCTCGGTTTCGATGCGGGCGTTGACGCAGCCGGGGTGAAATGGGCTCGCGTGATGAGCCTGCATTATGACCCTGGTGTTGACGCCTACACCGCATTGTCGAACCTCGCCGCCAACGGCGTGGTGGACTGGCGCACTGAGGGTATGACGCTAAAACTGTGGAACGCGGACAGTCCCAGCTTATGCCACGATTACAGCCAGAAGGTTATCCTGCCTTTGACCACACAAATGCTCGAATCCCCCGAGGAAGAAACGATTGAAGACCTGGCATCTCACATTCTCGTGATGGGCGATGGCATGGATTTCGTACAGGATAATCCTGCTGCGCCCACCCCGTGGGGAAAGTGGGAGCTTTACAGTTCCCAGGGTGGTGTATCTGACCCTGCAACGGCGCGCACGCTGATGACTCAACAGTTGGACCAAGCCGCGCGCATTCGCGGCCAGTACACGCGCACAGTGATGACGGTGAACGTGGATAGTCTTCCGTTGGTGGATTATCAGGCGGGGGATTGGCTTACCGCACCTACTGTTTCTCACGGTGAGAAAGTGAGAGTGCAGCGCATCAGTGTGAGCTTGTCTAATAGTGGGCTGAAAGTGGCGTTGATTCTCAACGATCGCCTCTATGATGCGCAAACCAGACAAGCCAAGCGTGTTCAAGGCATTACTGGTGGTGCGGTACAGGGTGGCGCTCAGGGAGGCCGCCCCGCCCTAGAGCAAGACCACCGCATCCCAATCAAGCCGCGTGACCTTCAGCTTGTCTCTGATGCGTATATTGATGCGTACGGGTATGCCAAAGGCACGCTGACAGCCAGCTGGCAGGCGGTGGAACGTGCCACAGACGATAGCATCATTGATATTGAACACTATGAGATTCAATACAAATACGCTGAGCTCAACGATTGGAAGTTTGCCGCGCTCACTGATCAGACGAGCCTGCAGATTGATGATTTGACGATTGGCAAGCTCGTACAGGTGCGGGTGAGGGCGATTCCTCAGCATTCTGATCGTAAAGGCGAATGGTGCGACCCCGCTGAAATCACCATCACCAAGGATCTAACGCCACCATCAACCCCAGCCGCACCAACAGTAGCCAGCCAGCTGGGCGTTGTTCACATTACCAGCCAATGGTTAACAGCTGACGGGGGAAAGCTGGAAGCAGACACTGACCATCTCGAGGTTGGCCGCGGTCTCGCATCAGGGCAAGCTCAAGTCATCGGCAGTATCGGGCGCACCAGCCCCCAGTTGACTGATTATCAGGTGGAAGAAAAACGCACCTACTATTACAGTCTGCGCGCCATCGACCGCACCGGCAACAAAAGCAACTGGAGTGCCAGCACACCAATCACTGTTGGCGCGTACACGCATCCTGAACGGGTGGAACAGATTGAGCAGGAGGCGAAAGCCGCCCGCACTGGTCTGGAACAGTTCCAACGCGACGTTTCGCAAACCTACGAGACCAAGCAGGATGCGCTCGAAACCCACGCGAGCTTGGAGCAAAACCTCGACGGCTTCAAAACCACCGTCAGTCAAACCTACACGAGCAAAGAGGACTTCTCCAACCTCTCCGACACGGTCGAACAGAACAACGCCAGCATCAGCGAGCAATTACAGTCGCAGATTGACCAGACGAAGGACGAGATTAACACCTTCGTCTCAGAAAATTATTATTCGCTGACTGATGCTGAACAGCTGATGGCACAAATGCAAACCCAGTTCACGCAAACGAGTGACGATTTCACTTTCAAATTCAACGAAATTCAAACCGCTCTGGGTGCTCTGTCTGGTGATGTGAACTCGAGTATTACCAACATCAACAAGTACATCCGCTTCGTTGACGGCCACATCATCATCGGCGTGGAGGGTAACCCGTTCAGCTTGGATATCGGCAATGATCGCATCAGCTTCTTGCAATACAACAGCGAGATCGCCTACATGAGCGACCACCAGTTGTATATCGCATCTGGCGTGATCACAGAGCACTTGCAGATTGGCGTGTTCGAATTCCGCCCGCGTTCTAATGGCAATCTCAGCCTCGTTCTCGCAAACCAGTAAGGAGAAAGCATGGCAACCTCCGGCAGTGGAACCAGCAACGCCGATGGCCAAGGTATGATCAAAGTTCACCTCAACTGGTGGCAGTTGAGCCAAGACATCGGCGCGAATAAAACTCGCATCCGCCTCGAACTGCAAGTAGAAGTACGCCCTGGCGCCAGCCTCTATGGTTCAGCCAATCTCGGGTGGAATATCAATTGTAACGGCAGTAATGGTGGTAGCTGGCAGATTGGCAGCATGGGCGGTAACACGCGCACCATCGGCACACGTGACGTGGATATCTACCATAACGGCGATGGAACAAAGAGCTTCGGCGCCAACGCCTCCGTCACCTTTAACGCCACCTTCAACGGCCGCTGGATCGGAACCGTCAACGTCTCCACCGGCGGAACCCTCAACACAATCCCCCGCGCCAGCAAAGCAAGCGTCACCGGAAACATCAGCACCAACCAAACCATCACCATCCACACCAACCGCCACTCTGGCAGCTTCACCCACAAAATCCGCGTCAACTACGGATTCAAAGATATTGATGTTTTCAACAACGTGGGCGATAGCGTCAACGTGTTCCTTGACCGCAGCAAATACGCACTACAATGCACCGACCGCACCAGCAGAGGCCTCTGGATCTACTGCACCACCTACCAAAACGGCCGACAAATCGGCAGCGAGCAGCGTACTGATGTGACGTTAAGCATTGATGGAGGAGTGGTACCCTCTGTCTCTAGTCTGAAGCTCTCTGACGATTCAGGTCTGGCCTCAACATGGGGCGGGTATGTGCAAGGCCGCTCCAGGGTGAGAGCGCAGGTGTCTTCCAGTGGCGCGTACGGGTCTAGTATTACCAGGACGAACATTACCTGGTTGAATGTGAATTTGGATTCCACGAATGCCCAGTTGGGTACGACGAATCAGCAGGGGAGTAACACGGTTACCGCGCAGGTAACGGACTCGCGCGGGCGTACTGCCAAGCGCAGTGCTTCGTTTACTGTGCTCTCCTATTCGCAGCCTACACTGGCTGGCTCGGGAGTGTGGCGCACACCAAACGATGAATCCTCCACCGTGCGCGTGCATATCAAAGGCAGCACGACAAATCTTGCCAATAATGGGAAGAATACGGCGAGCGTTGAAATCGCGTATCGGCGTAAGGGTGAAACTAACTGGCGAGTTTCCAACACGAGCAATCGTGGTTTATCGTGGGATACTAACTACGATTTAACCGGGCTTTCTGCAGATTTGCAGTGGGAGATTCGCGTCAGCGCTCGCGACCAGCTCAGCACTCTCACCCAGCAAGTGTTCACAATCAATACTGCTTCGCCAATCTTGGATTTTCGCAAGGACGGGCACGGTGTCGGTATTGGCGCAGTGGCGAACGATTACAACGCGGTTGATGTGGGCTGGAACATGAACCTGCTTGCTGGCGCCAGCGTGAACAGTCCAGTTACTGGCGTGCGCCAGGTTGGCCGAACAGGTGCGAACAATGAGGTGCGTTGGTTCGAACTCGTACGGAATCAGAAACCGGGGTTTGATAATGGTGAGAGCGCGGATTGGGCGCGGCTTATCGGCGCAGTCGGCGGCTACGGCAACGGCTCTACTGGTTTCATTGACTTGAGCGTGGCTTTCCGAGCGAGAAGTACAGACGATATCATTAACTCCATCACGGTGAATCAATCCGCTTACGCGGATACAAACAGTGCAAGCCTGTACATCATCATGGACTCGTCCGGCTACTGCCATATTTACATTCGCGCGTGTAATTATTACTCGTTTAACGTGCTTGTACTTGGCCAGGGGATTTCTTGCCCGCAAGTGTGGACGGACAGCCAACCGGAAGGAACAGTGCTGTGGCATACGGGAAGCGGGGCTAAAGTCTCCGACAGCATGCTGCGCTTAGGTGGTAATCTTCTCCTCCCACAATACGGTGGCCTCAGCCTCGATATCCCCAATGTGGGCAGAACCAGCGTGATTAACACGTATAACGGTGACCACGTCAACTTTAACTGGACACACAACAGCACAGGGCTGGGTGGCATGGTCTTCCAACGCATTTGGACGGGCAACTGCGGCAAAGGTGGAACCATCAACACCAGCCTGCTGGGAGACTATAACCTGTTTGCCGCACGCGTCAAAGACTGGAACTATCTACTCTTCGGGCTGCGCTGCACGAAATGGGACGGTTCTGGCTGGACACTGCGCTTAACCGCTAGCGGTGATGACGGCGTGAAACTGGAAATGTGCACGGTGAATCTTGACGCGGTGGGCGGGCGTAATGCGGGGCTCAAAATGCTCGGAAGCTCACGCCACGTGATATCAAGCTCCAGTGGCCATGAAGGTTTGAACGTCACCGAGCTCTATGGCGTCCTGTAGGAGGTTCTCATGTACGTTCAAGTTGATGAGGATCAGCGGCTCGTGTGCGCTGTGGATAATCCCGACTATGCGGGCGAAGGCTGGGTGGAAGTGCCTGTGCCTGTGGATACGGTGGGTGGTCTGCTCTCTGATTGGAAGCTTCGTGATGACAAGCTGGTTTTCGACCCCCAGCCGCCACAGATAGAAGCGAGTGAGACTGATGGTTTGCATGGCTTGTTGCCGGTGTTGGTGCAGAATGCGGCAGGCAGGCTGGATGATCAGCAGCTCTTGCAAGTCGCAGGGAGCCTGCCCGTGTGGCAGGTTGGGCAAGCGTACCGGCAAGAGGATGCTGTCCGTTATTCCACCGGGGTGTACCGGGCTGTGGAAGACCATGTGAGTGAGCCTGCAGCCTGTCCTACACTGGCGGGCAATGACATGTGGATTAGGGTAGGTAGGCCTCATGCTGATGGGTTGTGGGATTGGCTCGCTCCCGTATCACAGGAGACGGCGTACCCTTTGGGCGCGCGCATTTACTATCAGGGCGCAATTTATCAGAGTTTAACGGAAACCAACATGTGGACTCCCAGCCACTATGGGTGGGAGAAAGTAGAAAGCGAGTAAACAATGAGTTTAAACGGCATTGATATCAGTAATTGGCAGGCGGGGCTTGACCCGGTCGCTGTTCCAGGCGATTTCATCATCGTGAAGGCTAGTGAGGGGGTGGACTACATTTCACCGGTGTTCAGGCGGCAGACAGATGGGACGCTCAACAGCGGTAAGCTGTTAGGCGTTTACCATTACTTGAATGGTTCGGGGGCAGCTGCTGAGGCTGCCTTTTTTGTTACCCAAGCTCAACCATATCTGGGGCGTGCGGTGCTCGCTCTGGATTGGGAGAAGCAGGGTAACAGCGAGTTTGGCAACGTAGAGTATTTGAGGCAGGTAGCCGCAGAGGTGATTCGCCTTACCGGCGTGAGGCCGCTGATCTACTGTTCTTCCAGCTTGTTAAGCTCTGTCGCTCCAGTGGCTCAAGAGTTGAACTGTGGATTGTGGGTTGCGCAGTATCCGAACTATGAGCGTACCGGCTATCAGCAGAGCCCGTGGAATGAGGGTGCGTACGCTTGCGCTATCAGACAGTATTCCAGCTCTGGCCTGTTGAATGGTTACCAGGGCAACTTGGATTTGGATAAATTCTACGGGGATAAAAACGCCTGGTTAAAGTATGCTGCGGTGAACGGCAAGCCCGCCGCCACTCCTGCTCCAACCCAACCTGCGGGTCAGAAGAGCATCAGCGATATCGCCACTGAGGTTATCGCAGGAAAGTGGAGCACGGGGACGGAGCGTATCCGCCGCCTGCAAGCAGCAGGCTATAACTACCAGCAGGTGCAAGACGAGGTGAACAGGCGCTTGAATCCAGCACCGAATCTGGAAGCCCTGGCTAACGCGGTGATTGCTGGTAAGTATGGTAACGGTCAGGAACGCAAGAACAGGCTTGGCGCGAACTATGATGCCGTGATGGCCATTGTCAACAAGAAGCTCGGCGCTAACCGTGTTACCCCGCGCGTGTACGTGGTGAAACCGGGCGATAGCCTCTCCAGCATCGGCGTTCGCCTCGGTGTGAGCTGGGCAAAGCTCGCTAGGGATAATGGCATTGCTAATCCTAATGTGATTTACCCTGGTCAACGCCTCACCTACTAGAAAGGCGGCCATGTTGAGTGAAGAAAGCATTGTTGCCATTCTTGTTGCCGTTCTCGCTTCTGGCTCGGTGTCGAGCCTGACTACATACCTGCTCAAAAGCTTGTATGAGAAAAGCCACGGCAGCCCACGCCAGAAGGCGTTGGAAACCGGAGTGCAAGCCCTGCTGTTCGAAAAGCTGGGCAAGCTGCACCGGGAAATGATCGACCGTGGCGGTTGGGCTCCTGACGCAGAAAAACAAATGGCAGACAGAATTTATCAGGCGTACCACGACCTAGGCGGAAACGGCGTAGGAACAGCCCTTCACGATGATATCCTGCGCGCGCATTCCCGCCCCACTAAAACAGAGGAGTAAACATGGAAGAACTCGAAACAACAGAAACCGGCTACGTGCCAGCCGTCCCAGACTGGCTGCGCACTGCTATCTATTACATTGGCCTCATCGTCGCAGCTGTCAGTTTCGTCATCCTTGCCATGGCGGGGGAGCTCGACTGGCCACGATGGGTCGAAACATTAAGCGGTGCTATTGGTACTGCTTTCGGCGGCATCGCCTCCGGCTTGGGAGTAGCTTACAGCCCTAGCCGCTTCACGCTGACGAAAAAGTAA